TTATCAACGCAGAAAGCAATTAGAGTTAATTGCTAAAAATCGTTTATTTGTGATTGTGTTAGATAACAACGACAATTATTGGGTGGTTGGTTATGAGGATGGAGCAGAAGTAACCGCAGCGTCTACAATGACTGGAACAGCCAAAGGTGATATGAATGGTTACACCATTACATTCACTTCGGACTCCAAGAACAAAGCATATCGAATTGAGGATGGTGTATTTGCATCTGATTTCTCAATTGATACCGCACCACTTGTTTAATAAATTTGCAGCGTGAATTACCTGCAATCAAATACCGCATCTCAAACTCTCCTGCTATCACTTAAGCAGGGGAGTTTACTTTTTTCAACAACCTACACTGATTATTTGTTGGTGTTACAAAATGAATTAACTTCGGAATTGTTATATGTGATTCCAACGATTATTACCGAAAATGATAGGATTACGACTTTGGGCATTAGTACGAATTTCAATGATCCAACTAATGCATCGATTCTCATCAATCACGGTGGCCGTTGGAATTATATTGTTTACGGTCAAAATTCAAATACTAACTTGGATCCTGCTGATGCTGTGGTGGTCGGTGAAATTGAAAGGGGATTTATTGAATTTTCTTCGCTCATTAACTACTACGACCAACCAACGCTAACCATTCCATCTGATATCGAATACAATGCCTAATATAGTTGACGAAATAAAACAACGCATAGGAGCAACGCAAGTTGAACTATCAAAGTACGTGAAGATTCAACCAATAGAGGTTGAAGATAGGAAGGGATTTGTGTCGTTTGGTGATGGCAATACCTTTCCACAATATCTCATCGAACTATACAACGAATCGCCAGTACACGGAAGCATTGTAAACTCGATTGCGTTTATGATTGCAGGACAATCATTCGTATCAAGTAGCGCAGAAGCATCGAATGAAATCACACGATTACAATTAGATAAGATAAGACATACAACCGCGCTCGATTTGAAGCTGCACGGTGGTTTTTATTGGGAAATTATTTGGTCGATGGATAGAAGCACCATTGCTCAAATCAATCATCTTCCATTCGAGAATTGTCGCTTATGCGTGAGCGATGATAATGATGATGTGAGTGGTATTTATTACTCGCGTGATTGGAACGACACGAGAAAAAAGAAGAACACACCTGCATATATTCCGATGTTCAACCCCGATTACAAAGATGAATATCCAAAGCAAGTGATGTTCGTTCATTCGATTGTACCTGGAAGTGAGTATTATCCCAAACCCGATTATATAGGTGGTGTAAATTACATCGAGTTAACACGTCAGATTAGCGAATATCACGTTAATAATATATTAAACGGCTTTTTTCCTTCATTGATTACTTCGTTTAACAATGGCATTCCATCGTTAGAAGAACAACGAATGATTAAGAACCAATTGCAACAAGCCATACAAGGAGCGGAGAATGCAGGAAAGGTACTTACATTTTTCAATGAGGATCGTGATAGGGGTGTAGAGTTCACTTCATTTCCTATTTCGGATGCAGATAAGCAATATGAATTTTTAAGTGAAGAAAGCACCAAACAAATATTGATTTCTCACCGCGTTACAAGTCCTTTATTATTTGGTATTCGCGATGGTGGTGGATTAGGCAGTAATACTGATGAAATGAAACAAGCGATGTGGATTTTCACCAAACAAGTAATTGAACCATTTCAACGAATGATTACTGACAGCATCGAATATTTGTTTTCAGTTGTTGCAATAAATGCAACGGTTGAAATCACGCAAAACGATTTGATTTATTCACCCCCTGCCAATACTACTCCCACCACTCAAATAGAGCAAAAAAAAAAAGTTAAGTGCGAACACGAAAGCATTTCTCAAGTCGATGAAAGCTATGAGCCAACAAACGAAATGGCAATAGAAGCTGAATTAGGTTTAAAGTGGCGAGAGGAATTTGGTAGAGGTGGCACGGAAGTAGGTGTAGCGAGAGCGCGTGATATTAGCAATAAGCGTAATTTGTCATTTGATACCGTGAAGCGAATGAACTCTTATTTCGCACGGCACGAAGTAGATAAAGAAGCAACTGGATGGAACGATGGCGAAGAAGGATTTCCAACAGCAGGTCGTATCGCGTGGCAGTTATGGGGCGGTGATGCAGGTCGCGATTGGGCAAAGAGAATCATTGAACGCGAGGAAGTAAATTTAGATGACATCGCAGAAGATTTGATTGCACTTGGTGAAGAACCAAATGAAGATTGGATTTTAATTGATAGTTACGATGTGGATTACGAAAATGATGATATCGAAAATGAAGCACTCGCACATATTTTTGATATTACACCAATTGAACAAGCCGTAAGCACAGGCACATCACGACCAAACGCAACGAGCGAACAAGATAAAGTCATTGATGGTAAAACGTATTATGTGCGTTATCGTTATAGTGGTCGCATTACTGCATCTTCAAGACCATTTTGCCGCAAGATGATAAGCGCGGATAAGTTATACCGAAAAGAAGATATAATGGCACTAAACAACAAGGCAGTTAATCCAGGTTGGGGACCGTATGGGGCTGATACTTATTCGGTTTGGTTATTCAAAGGGGGGGGTAATTGTGGCCATATCTTCAAAAAGGAATTATACATTAGCGCGAAGGGTTTTGGATTAGATTTAAACAACCCAAATGTGCGTAAAAAAGCGTGGAGTTTAGCTGAAAAAGCAGGTTACAAAGTACGCAACAATTACTTGGTTGAAACGCGTCCAATTGATATGCCTTACAATGGATTTTTACCTGATAATCCTCGATTTGGAATTAAATAAAATAGAATAAAATGGCAATACAACCCGAAATATTACTAATCACTGAAGATTATTTAAAGAAGTACACCGCAATCACTGACGCGGTTGATCCAAACATTATCAGACCTGCTATTTATTTAGCGCAGGATAAGCAAATAACGAATTATTTGGGTACTGATTTAATGAACAAAATTAAATCCGATGTTAGCGGTGGAACTTTGGCAGGTGATTACGAAACATTATTGAATGATTACGTGCTGAAAGCGTTATTGTGGTGGACAATGGTTGAGTTATATCCATCGCTTTTATATAAGCACGACAATGGAAATCTTGTAAGCCGACAAAGTGAGGACACAACTCCAGTAACGAAAGGCGAAATGGAATCATTGAAGGAATCTGCGCGTGATAACGCACGTTATTATACCAATCGTTTGGTGCAATATCTTTGTTACAATAGCACGTTGTTTCCCGAATACACATCCAACACCAACAACGACATTTCTCCTGATCGTAATCCGTACGGAAAGAGTAGTTTTTTAATTAGTGATAGTTACAAACATAACCGATTAAAATGGACAATAAAAGATTTCCTGCCACCATCGTATTAAACCGCAAAAAGCAATACGAGAAATTGCTTAAACAATATTTGAAGAAACAATACGAGACAAAGAAATGATGAAGGAGTTATTGTTTTTGAAAACAAAATATTGGTTACTCGCGTTGGTAACGATTTTTCTGCCAATCAAAGAACTAATGATTACCATTGGTTTTTTAGTTGGAGCAGATATGGTTGTTGGCATTTGGAAAGCGGTAAAGCTGGGTATTAAAATCCGTTCAAGAAGAATGAGCGACAGCGTTACAAAAATGCTGTTGTATCAACTTGCGATTGTGAGTGGATTTTTAATTGAAACGTATATAATCGAGCAGTTAATACCGATCACGAAATTGATTGCAACGGTTATCGCAGTAATCGAATTTAAATCGATTGTTGAATCTATTGAATCGGTTACAGGAAAAGATTTGTGGGGTAAGATTAAGGCATTAGTCGGAAGGAAAAACGAGGACATAAACGAGATAATGAAGGATGAGCAAACTAAGTAAATACACCACACTGCAAGAAGTGATTAAAAGCAATATGGCGAGCGTGTTGCAAATTCAAAACATCCCAAACGCTGAACAAGTTGCGAATCTAAAATTAGTTTGTACGGAAGTTTTCGATAAAGTTCGCGAACACTTTGGAAAGCCAATCGGAATTACAAGCGGTTTCAGAAGTCCTGAATTGAACAAGCGAATTGGCGGTAGTAAATCATCGCAACATTTAGAAGGAAAGGCAATCGATATCGATGGCGATTTATTGGGTGGTGTATGCAATAAAGACATATTCGAATTCATAAAAAATAATTGTATATTTGACCAACTCATTTGGGAGTTTGGAACAGAGAATGCGCCTGATTGGGTTCACGTTAGTTACAACAAGGGAGTAAATAGAAAACAAATTTTACGAGCGATTAAGAGCGAAGGAAAAACTATTTACAAACCTTACTAACTATATGAAAGGACGCAAAGAATCAGACAAAACAAAACTCGCAAGAGAGTTAAGAACGAGATTCCCAAACACACCAACGCTAACACT